GTGGCGTGGATACAATAATTACTTTGGTGTTTTTACCAGAAGTAATAGTAGGATAAACAGATGCAAAGAACGAGTCAGCAACGTGATTTGGGACGAACGCGAACTCGTCGAGAAAGAGGATGTTAAAAGACATACCTCGGACAGCACTTGCAGACGTAGATGCTGCCAGTATCTTACTGCCATTCTCTAACTCCAAACTACCTTTATTCCATGATATGATACCCTGTTGCATCCATTTAGGCAAGTTTTCGTATGCAGTCTGTAACCTACCAAGAAGTTCTCTTGCTGTTGCCGCTTTGTTTGCGAGGATACCGATGTTTACACTATCGTTAAAAACAGCATAGTGCAAAAGATAAGATACCACAGTGGTAGACTTACCAGTCTGTCGAGGCATCTTACAGATATTAAATCTGTTACTATGAAAGTTATTGATTAGCTTCTCTTGAAAATGATATGGGTGAAATTGTGTAAGACCCTCGTCAAGAGAAACAATTTTGATATAGTTGTTAGCAAAATAAACAGGATCTTCTTTACACTTTAAGAATTCAAGGATTTGCTCCTCTGTAAATTCAATCTGTGTATTTGCTTTTTTTAGATTAGGATTACCAAGATATACTTCACTCATAATAATTACCTTTGTTCAATCCAGTTAAGTACCGCAAGTGCTGACTTGTTAGTGTTAGGAGAAGTGCAAGCAAGTGTATAAGAATCACTGATTGTACCAATACCAGATCTTCCAAGTTGTAGATCGGCAAATCTATCAACCTCATTTAAAGATGAACCACCAGCAATGGTAAATCCTGAAAGGAGTGTTGTTCCTCCAGTGACTGCTGTTGCTGTAGTATCATATTGCATGAAGGAGTTTGGATCTGGATGATCTGTCCAACTCGCACCAGTCAAAGTTGCGTTTTCCAAAAGTCTCCAATATACATTCGTGTTATCGTTCGTTACTGCCTGTAGAGATCTCAGTAACATAACTGCCTGAAGTTGATCTGGCTTAAGACGCAAACTAATGATTGGATAGAAAGTGTTTGCATTGAGCATCGTTGTCCCTGTAATGGGATTTGAGATACTCAACAAAGTACCAAGTTTTTCTGGTTCACCTTCTTGGATCAGAGAGTTAGAACCTTGATATAGATAATGGGTTCCAGCAACACCAGTTACATTCTCAATCTCCATACGAATTGGGAGGAATGGACTTTTACACCAAACATTATCCCGAATATTTGAGTTCTCAAATTCATGGCTAATAATAGTCTCATTTTTCATTAACCAATTAAATGTTACACCACCTGCACCATACCATTCATAGTTAATGGAAATCATCTGCTGTTTTGTAGCATCAGCAGTTACACCAGTATATCCGTTACCATCAAACTTTTCACCATTCCAGTTTTCTCTGGTTACTCTTGTTTCTGTAGTGATACCAGATACACTGCTGCGAAGTACATAAGAATATGTACCACCATCATCCTCAAAGTAAGCACCATCATTTTCATCAAACAATCCGAATCTTCTGCGAATACCGACTTGTGGTGTATCTAGACGAACTGCAAATGCGAGAGTTGCTGGCCTACCAGGAATGTATCTCATTACATTCTTCGTCTGTCTGACAACCTTACTACCAGCAGTGGAACCAACTTCCATAACCACATTACTGGAATTGGAATCATGAGTAGCAGTTCCAACACCAACTACACTCTCATCCCAAACATCAGTCTCTTTACCATACTGGAAAGTATTGAAGAAAACTGTTTGGAAAGGAGCAACCTTTAGTCTGTTATTGTCGGAAAACTGAGGTCTCCAGTCTGTTTGGTTTCCCCAGTGATCTGCGATATTATAAACCTCAAAGAGACTTCTTTCTTGATTCAAGAAGTCTTGTGTATTCTTATTCCACTGAGCCATTAGTCACTCCAACTTAATCTTTCTGGTTGATACCTTTGTGCATTTTTGATTCTTGATGGTGCATCTCCAGGATATACATTATGTACGATTGCACCTGGATATTCATTTTGAATTTGCTCTGCAATTTCATTCTTTTGCATCATCTCACCTTCAATTTCAAGACGATACATTTTTCCTTCCCAAACCACATCAGCAAAGAATGATTCTGCTGCCTGTTCTGGTTGAGAACCTCCTACATTGAGGGTTCCGTTAAAATCACCATTAATGGTGATACTTTCTGAGAGAAATTGTTGAAAACTTTTCATATCAGCAGTTCCAAGCTCTAAGGGACTTATTGATTCTGCTATCGGGATCGTTAGCAGTTTTAGCGGAAGTAAGTTTTTTCTTCATACCTTTCATTCTCGCACAAAAACTCTTTCTACGAGGGTTCCCAACTTTCTTTGAAGGTGCCTTAAGATCGCTTCCTGGGTTCTCACGCTCATACGACTTCCTGCCTTTTTCGTTGAGTCCTCCTGACTCAGACTTTCCCGATTTCTTTGTCCATGCTGCTCCTTCCTGTAGTTCAAGTTCTGCCCTCCAATCTGAGAAGTGTGCTTTTACACAGCGATTGTAAGTTTTACCAAATAATTTTTGAGTCCCTGCTTTCTTGTAACCTTTCCAGCACTTTTTACCAGCTTCATCAATTACTGATTGAGTTGGTTTAAGTGGTTCTGGTTTAATAATATCAACAGTTTCATAATCGGTTGGTTGAAAATCATCACGCCAGTTAGAGAACTCGTAACTTTCTTTTTTAGTTTTGTTTCCCCAGTTAGCAGCACCTACTTTCCGACACTTAACTAATGCACCAGACGCATATGCACTTGGCCAAACTGAATAGCGAGATTTGACCTTATGATAACAAGCGTCCTTTTTTCCTTCTTTTTCTTGAAGATTCTGTAGTTCTTCTCTCCAATTTGAGTATGAATCAGTCACAATCTTTGCTGCTCCCTTTCTTTCTGGATTTGGATCTTCTCTACGTTTTTTTGCTGCTCTTCTATTTCTTTCTTTTTCGCTCATTGATGCACGATCATCAGCGTCACGGCAGAATGGTTTAGTCTTCTGTCCTGGTTGCCTGGCGCAAGGTTTTCCATCGTACTTGCCTCCTGCTTGTACCCAACCACCGCCTTTGAACCAATCGCGAAGAGAGTAACCTTTAGATTTTGCGGATTTACCATCACGTTTTTCTACAATAGTTTCTTCATTGGTTACATAATCTGCTGCAGTATCAATATAATCTGCTGCTTTGGTAATCTTTGATTGAACCCATGCTTGCAAATTACCTTCACCTTTTTTACCCATCTTCTTTTGAAGACGCTTGGTAGCATTAGAAACTGTTTTCAATTGAGACCGAGCCATTGAATACTCGTGATCTTTTTTCTCTTCAGTCATTTTTTTCTTTTTGCCCTGACAATGAGCTTTCTGAGAAAATCCTTTCGGATTGCTACAATCGATTGATCTTTTGTATTTCTCAGACCAAGACATCTAATTATTTGTTTACTCTTTACTATTTAGAAAACCTTGCTTGAGTAGTTTTGAGAGGTCTGATGTTGATCCAACAAACAGTGCATTATTTGTAACATTATTCGTTGTTGATTTTTTACTTTCATCTTCAACATCTTTGAGTTTTTTCTGAAGATCAATTAACTTATCTGTCGTATCAGCAACACTTTTTATAAGTTGACCAGCAACTTCATAGGCTCTTGGACTCCCACCTTCACCAGCGAGTTCCATAATTCCGTTGATTGCTTCTTGACCCTTTTCAATTAAAGAATACAAATTTGCCCTTGTATATTCATAATCTTTTTCAATATCATCAGTCTCTACTGGTGCTTTTTTTATTGGAGCACTATCATCCGATACCTCAACAATAGAAGATTCTACGTTAAGTGCTTCGTCTATCTTTTCAAATTTATCATTCATAGGTCAATAATTATACGTCAGTTTGTTGAGTTGGACTATAAGTTCTGGAATCTTGGAAAAATTCCGTTGTTCCACTAAATCCAAAATCATCATCTGGACCTGCATTAATTGGATCTGGAACAACCGTATATCTCATTTCTCGTTTAGATGTTGTTCTATCGGTTCCAGAATGATAATCAACTTGTACCTTACGAATGAGACCATCTGTAGAATCTGCAATAGGACCAAACAGATATGTCTTAGCACTAAAGTTTAATGTATAAATTAATGCTCTCCTTACTGAAAAATCTCCCTCATAATCATCTTGAAAAGAAATATTATCAAGATTGAGAGCAATATCTCTTTTCTCTCCAATTGAATCTACTAAGTCTACAGTAAGATTAAAAGATGGTTGAAAATATGGTAAAATCTGCTCTACAATCTGTAAAGCATCGTCATTTAATTTGGTTAAAATATTAAGTTCAAACCCAATGTTATATGGAACAGGCATATAGACTTTTTTCATATTGGTTCCATCAGAAGCCTTAAATGACTGTGTAACACCAGACTTTCT